ACCTGGCTCCGCACCGGTCTGCTGATCTTGCTTCACCGACTCGGCAGCAACGAACGTGCCGAACTTCTCGACAGATTCCGCGTTGGCGCGATCGAGCCGCCACCTATCGCCGGTGATGTTTCGGGCGAGATCATCTAAGTCGTCAACGAAGTCCCGTGGCTTCGGAAACGTAGGGAATACCATTCGCTCCCCCTAACGACGGAATAAGAATCTAGCTCGCGATGTGATCGGGGCGCTTCTGCGAGAACCTACAGCCTGCCTTCGAGCATCCCGAGCTGTGTAGTTTCTCTTTGCAAACTCAGCGAATGTCTCCGGGGCTTCCCCGGCAAGAATACGCTGCCCAGTATCGCCCACAAACCGGTTGAAAAACGACCCAAACTGGTTCTCGAAAATGTCCCGGTTGAACTGGTTGATCGGTCCGCCCGGTTGACGCGACAGACCTGAGATCAGAGTAGAGAACGCCGCTTGACGGCCTTCCTGACTCTCATCAAACAATCCACCAAAAATGTCTTCAAATGCGGGCATTTATCTGGCTCCACGCTGCAATCGTGCGCTCAAGAAAGTCCTGAAGTCTGGGGTGGTTCCAGCCATGCCTTTAGGCTGCGCCCTAAACTCTTCTACCAAATCCTCTGCGCTTGTAAGCCTGTTAGCCATAGCAGCCCCAAACTGCTGCCGTGCTGCCAGTCGAGCTAATTGTGCAAACTGCTGTGCGTTTCCAACCCCCTCATACTCAGAGAAATCAGGCGTCAGGTACTTTTGCGACTCAAGGGTGACGGGCGCATCAAAAACACTTCTTGCAAGTCCACCTATTGTTTCTTGACCTCCCTTTAGTTGGTTAAGGGCCCTCTCAAAGAAACCCTGCTGGGCGGTCGCTTCATCACCCCCCCAGTATCCCGCGAAGGGGCCTCTCTGGGAACCGGCTGGCACTCCGATACCGAATATATTGGAGAGCGGGTTTTGTAGCCCCCTCACGAATCCTCCAAAAGCCCCTCTCCCTAAAGGTTGAGATTCGAGGGCTCGTCTGAACGCTACTCCCGACCCATATATTCCCTCTTCAGGACTGAGCGGGGCGCCGGGCGTACCACCGAACTGGCCGGTATCGAATGCCCCCTCGGCTGCGTCCATAGCTGCCTGCATCTTTTGTCGGTCAGTGAGTCCTGCTTGGCCAGTAGTCGTGCCTTGAAGGTCGTTCACAATCGACTGAACGCTAATGAACCGATCTGCTGGATACCGGTCAGAAAACCCCGGAGAATCGCGGCGCATTGTCTGAATGCCGGTGCTACCAGCCGCAACCGAGATACCTGGAATCCAGCCCTGCTCAATTAGGCGCGACGCTTTGGTGCGAGCGTCTTGAGAGTCAGCAGCGTCGACGTAAATCCATCCCCGCTGCCCGCCGGGTCCTACACTTTCAACAATAAACGCTGCCATGATTTACCTCTAAACCTATATCACGTTAGGAACTAACCCAACGGTTGAGGGGTCGATAGGACCCCCATTTAGTCCTGCCACCTCAGATGGAACAGGTGTGACGCCCGGCTGTCCTTGCTGACCGAATGCTCGCGAGTCTACCGGTAGCGTCGTGCCGGTGTCACTTGCAATCGGTTGACCGTTAGGCCCGACGAGCTGTTGCCCAGAACTGGCAAGTCCGTTAGCAGCGCCTTGAATCGGGTTCGCGTTGACGGAATCCATGAACGCAAATTCCATTGCCACTTCCTGCATTGCGTCTTTACGTGATTGCTTTTGAAGTTCCGACCAGAGGAACGCCGCAACGTCCATGTTCCCCTCGTCGACAGCGGCCTCAAGCTGGCTCGTAAGTGCCAACATTGGAGTCGCACCCTTCGCAAGCGCAACGGTATTTAAGCGTTCTTGCTTATCACCGGATTGCAGTTCAAGGATTTCGTCTCGAGCGCCCGGATACGAGTACAGCGCCTCGCCGGTAGTAGGGTCTTTCTTCACCGCTTGAGTAGCGATCAAGATTTTCTCCATACGATCTTCTGGCAACTCGGCCTTGAGTGTGATCTTGAGAAGTCCGTGGTTCTTGATGTCAGTGTGCTTTATCTCGCGATTGAAATTGATGCCTTGTCGAGTGCGGCCTGCCACGGTAATCGGTTTGTACTGCCCGGTTGCGTACTGAGCTTCCAGGTTGGCTATGCAGCCTTCCAGCAACGACTCGAGCGGCTTGAGGAATGGGTCGATTCGATTCGAGATAGTTCGCCCGAGCATCCGTGCCGTGGCGCCACTGATCGGAACGCTGGCGTTGCCGTATGCAGCCTGTGGAAGATCAGCCCCGAGTTCGTCCTGCGCTACAACCGCGTCGTAGATTTGGGCGTCCTGGCCGAGCTTCTGAAGCTGAATGAGTTCCAGTTTCTCGCCAGCTTCGGAGTCGAGGTAGTGAACCCGCCCGGGCTCGTCGACTCGGCCCTCGATGTCCTTCTCAGCGCCCGGTGAGGCCATAGTAAACACGCCCTGAACCTCTCGGGCCATGATTCCGGTGCGGTAGGTCATGGAGCGATTGCGAGATTTGTTCGCGTGCCGCATCGGGCCCCAGATCGAATCTCCGGTTCCTGCGATGCCGGGAATGTCTGTGGACCCGCCCTCTTCCTGAATGAAGCTGAAGTTCGACACTCCCGGGTTCCGACCGACCGACCGAATGACGATCGGGAAGCGAGGGGAGTGTGTCAGGACTTTGTTGCGGGCGTACTTTTTGTTGATGATTACTGAGTTCAGATTTTGGCCGGCGTTCTTGCCCTTGCCGCCCATCGTGAAGTAGTAATCGATCACCTTCTCACGCTGGTTGCCGTCGTTAGATTCGGTATCTTCGAACTTGTAATCCGGGTATTCGTCACGGATCTGGGTTCGGGTTCGTCGGGTTACGATCGCAGCCCAGAGAATCTTTCCGTTGCCACGCTCAAATACCAGGTGTCGAGCGTCGATCGGCGTGATGTCCTCGTAAGTTGCCTCTTCGCCGTCAGTCGTGTGCTTACGCAACATCGCTCGAGCGGCGATTACGTGGCCTCTGGTGATGCCGCGGAATCCGATTTCGGAAATAAGCGGGTAGTTTCCGCCATCGAGTCGCCAGTTGTTCGCATTGGTGAGCGACCCGATCACCCAGGATTCGTAGTTATCGTTGATCTTACGACCGCCCTCTTTCGCCTCATCGTTATCAACTCTGACGACCACTTCGGACATAGCGATCGCGTTGTGAACGGTTTCGGCGAGGACACGAGGGCGGTTCGTTGTGTAGGCGTCTTTTTGTTCGACTCCCTCATCACGGTTCGGCTTGTAGTCCTGAAGTAGCCAGTAGCTCGCGAAGTCAGTATCCATACGCTTGAACAGCGGTTCGTAACTCGACTCGTAAGCTAAAACCTTCTGAATTACCAGATCGATCTCATCAGCGTTGGAAGCCATTTATCGGGAATCCTGAATACGAAGACGTTCTTTTATGGAGGACGAACGAACCGTTTTCCTGCCACGAGGCGCCTGTCCAACGGGCCCGAGCAGATTCATAAACAGGTACGTCGACGCTTTGACGAAGTCATTGTGCCGATCGTCGGGTTTAGCTCCGGTAACTGTACCATCAGATTTCGTCGGCCACTTGTAAGTGAGCCTCTGCCCGTTCTGTGGGTTCGGGCCGCCGCCGAGTTCCGAAATGCCCAATTCGCACCGTGGAGAGAGCACCGCATTTGGCTTTTCTGAGTACGGATTGATCGAGAGCATCGTGTCGAATCGGTCGATACCGGACTTCAGCCCGACTTTCTTTGAGAGCACCGTGAGGCCGGAGATTTTCCGCCACATGGTCACGGCGGGGATATTCGCGTCAGAGTGTCGTTCTGCTGAAACATCAATCCATGCCGTCGCCTTATTCCGCCTGACGCTGGACCACCACGGCCGGGCCATGCACTCTTTTATGACATCGGCGTGGGTGAAGTTCGGATTCTTGAATTTGTTCATCCAGATTTCGTCGATGCAGCGCCATTGTCCTCCCTGGTACTGCCACACGGCGATAGCGTAGTTTGACGGCATTCCTGAGTAGCCGGGGTCGATTCCGAGCCACAGCGGCAGCTCTGGCATGTACTCGCAAGCCTGGATATGGATAACTTTATCGAACGCGGGATGAACGAGTCCGAGCGGTCGCGTGGGAATGCCCCGGTGTCGTTCATTGAACACGCGTTCAGATAGCGTCGCCTCGAGGAACTTGATCTCGGGATCGTCCTCGCCGCCCGGGTAGATATAGGTGTTCGAGGCGGACGACAGGCTGAAGCTCTCGGCATCTTCGCGTTCCTGGATTGCCGGCGACTGCCATGCTTCCCACTGAGCGGGATACCAGCCTTCAGAGCCTTCGGAGGTTCCTGACATCAGCAGGACGCCGAACGGTGCGCCCCAGCGCTTGCGGGCTTCTGACGTCCTCGAGAAAAGCCGATCGTAGACATCTTTGGTGGTGTGGGCGGCCTCTTCGACGATAATCCAGACCGGGGATTCCATGCCCAGGCTTGACTCGTCGTTAGCGGACTTCGTGCGGATTATGAACGGGTCTTTAGCGCCAGGAACGAACACCTGCATTGTGCCCGGGTCCAGCGAGGCCGACACGAACTTGAGCATCCCGAGCTTCTGGAAGTCGACTGCGAGCGAGCCGTCGGGATGATTCCAAACTGCCCGGGTCCTCTCGTAGTCTGCAGCGACAATCCATGCGACTTGCCCGCCGACCCGGGACCCGAACTTCGCTATGAACTGGATGGTGAGCAGGACCGCCATCATCGACATCGTGCGGGATTTCCCGCCACGGTATCCGCCGAGTACGAGAATCTGGCGCCGGCAGCAATCGAGAATCTCGCGCTGTGCCAGAGTCGGTACATAGTGCAGGAGTTCCCAGATGTCGTCGCGAGTTATCGAGAGTTGGGGTTCGGCGACCATGCGAGAGAGTTTACACCAGGTGCGAAACGACCCCCGGTTCTAAACTAGATTGCATCATAACGCGTTGCGACCCCCTGATCTCGGAGGAAGAGATAAAGCCCTGGCGAGGCTCTCAGGAGGCCGCTGGTCAATCCGGGAGAATTGATACCACATCAATATAACACCACCCAACGCACATTACCTCTCTTACACAACACAACAAACATACCTATTCCTGCTCAAGCTGCTTGAGCTTACGAGATATTCGCTGGGCAGATATCGGCTCACCATCCCTGTTCGTAAAACCCTCACGCCAGAGCTGCATCGATATCTGACGCAAACTCAAACCCTCGTCGTGAAGACCACGCATACGAGTGTTCTGCTCCAACTTCGGGGGAGACGGCATTACCAAATAACTCCAAACTCTAACCAACACCAATAACTGACCAACCAACACTCTATCAGGTGTCGCCCTATCACGCTCGGCAAAATCTTCCCGCACCTGTACAAAGAAGGAAGGTGTAAGAGGTGAGAGAAGTAGGGGGGCGGCAAGAAAAGTAGTGGCTGAAGTAAGAAAGGTAGTGGCGGCGGCAAGAAAGGTAATGGCAGCAGCAGGAAAGGTAGTGGCGGCG